AAGTAATTTTGGAAAAGATAGAACTGAAGTTCCGTTATTTGTTGAAGAGGTTTACCCAAGTTTATTATTAAATGGTTATAGACAAGGTAAAGTTAGAGGTTTATACTGTGATTTTATTAGTTTAAATAGTGCTAAATCATTGAGTACTGAATCTATAGGATTTTATTTAGAACAATACCAAACACCAAAAACACCTTATTTAGTTTCTGAATTAAGAGGTAATAAAGTTTATAAGTTATTTAAATTTGTTTTAATTTCTGACGGAAACGCAGCAAATAGATTAGTTAAAATGTCTATCGCAAATATTTCATTTAATAGTAGAACGTTTGACGTATTAGTAAGAGACTTTTATGATACTGATGATAGTGTTAGAGTTATTGAAAGTTTTACTAATTGTTCATTAGATCCTTCTAATAATAATTACATAGCAAATAAAATAGGTACGTCTAATGGTGAATACCAAGTTAAATCTAAATATGTGATGTTAGAAATGAGTGAAGAAGCACCAATAGATGCTTTACCTTGTGGGTTTGACGCATATTCATTTAGAAAATACGCAAATGCAACTTCACCGTTTATTGTTTATAAAACTAAATATTTAAAACCAGGTGACGTTGTTTATAACGAACCATTTGGCTCTTCTAATGGAGGGGACAATCAGGTTATCTCAAACGGAGAAAATCCAAGAAGAGTGTATTTAGGTATTTCAAACATTACGGGTATTGATTATGATTTCTTTGAGTATAAAGGTAAACAATTACCGGCAAACTTAGGAACGGACACAACAGGACCTGAATGGGGTTATATCACCAAAGGTTTCCATATGGACGTTAATGCTAGTGTGATTAAAGTACCATCAACTTCACCGACATCAGGACAGTCTTTATTTGAAGTAGGTATTTCGTCTTTTGATTCTGAACCAACAGACGCAAGTAACGCATACTACAACTTAAATACACGTAAATTTACTGTATGTCCTTATGGTGGATTTGACGGATGGGACATCTATAGAGAATACAGAACAAACCAAGACACATACGCTTTAGGTCAAACGGGTTATAAATACGGAGCAGCCGCATCTACATCATACCCGACAGCAACAGGATGGGGAGCATTTAAACAAATTTCAGGACCTAACCAAGAAGTTTGGGCAAATACTGACTACTACGCTTACTTATGGGGTCAACAAACTTTCGGTAATCCTGAAGCAACAAACATCAACATTTTTGTAACACCAGGTATCGATTATGTAAATAACTCAAACTTAGTTGAGAGTGCGATTGATATGGTTGAGACAGATAGGGCGGATTCAATTTATATTTGTACTACTCCTGACTTTGATTTATTCTTACCTTCATTTACTGATGTTACTGAAGGATTAATTTATCCACAAGAAACGGTAGATAATTTAGAAAGTACAGGTATCGACTCTAACTATACGGCAACCTACTACCCTTGGGTATTAACAAGAGATTCAGTTAATAACACACAAATTTATTTACCTCCTACTGCGGAAGTAACTAAAAACTTGGCTTTAACTGATAACATCGCTTTCCCTTGGTTCGCATCCGCGGGTTACACAAGAGGTTTGGTAAACGCTATCAAGGCTCGAAAAAAATTAACTCAAGATGATAGAGATACTTTATATAAAGGTAGAATTAACCCAATCGCAACTTTCTCTGATGTTGGTACTGTAATTTGGGGTAACAAAACTTTACAAATTAAAGAATCTGCCCTTGATAGAATCAACGTAAGAAGATTGTTGTTACAAGCGAGAAAACTAATTTCAGCAGTTGCGGTTAGATTGTTATTTGAACAAAATGACGATAAAGTAAGACAAGACTTCTTGGATTCAGTTAATCCAATATTAGATCAAATCAGAAGAGATAGAGGTTTAATTGACTTTAGAGTTACCGTTTCTAACACACCTGAAGATTTAGATTCTAACACTTTAACAGGTAAAATTTTCTTAAAACCTACAAGAGCGTTAGAGTATATCGACATCGAGTTTGTTATTACACCAACGGGAGCATCTTTCGATGATGTATAAATAAAAAATAAATTTTGATAGATGGGGAGTAGAAATATTCCCCATTTATATATTTATAAAATAAAAAGTCATGAAAATACAAAAAAAATTAGTAAACGAAAGTTTGGGTTTAAAATCTGAAAACTCTAAAACATTTTCTAAGAAAAAACAAAATATCGTTTTAACTGAAGAACAATTAGAAAAACTACTATTAAAACTATCGAAAAAATGAATTTTAGACGACACATACTTAATGAAATAAAAAAAAGAAATCTTTTTGAAGGTTTTGATGATGAAGGGAATCCGGATACTAAATATTATGCCTTTGATTGGGACGATAATATTTGTTTTATGCCAACACAAATTATAGTCATTACTGAAAACGAAGAAGAGGTTGGTATGGGGACGGAGGATTTTGCCGAACATAGACATCAGATAGGGGTTGAACCCTTTAATTATAAAGGTACCACCGTTGTTGGGTACGCTCCAAACCCATTTAGAAACTTTAGAACTGAAGGTGATAAAAGATTTATTATTGACTCTATGGTTGCAAGTCCTGGTCCTTCATGGAACGATTTTGTCGAGTGTATTAATGGAGGGTCAATTTTTGCGATAATCACCGCAAGAGGACATAACCCAGAGACACTAAAAGAAGCGACTTATAATTATATTATTTCTAATCACAATGGCTTAAATAGTAAGACTCTTGTAGAAAATCTAAAAAAATATAGAAATTTAGCAGATAATCCTATTAGTGAGTCCTTTGATTTAAAGGTTAATGATAAAGAAATTATTCAAGAGTATTTAGAAATGTGTAGGTTTTATCCTGTTAGTTTTGGAGAGGGTAGTGCTGCCAACCCTGAAGAAGGGAAAATAAAAGCAATGAGAGAGTTTATTACATACTGTAAAGAATTAGCTACGGAAATAGGAAAAAGAGCGTTTTTCAAAAATGATGTTGAAAATAATGAGATTTTACCAATTATCGGGTTTTCTGATGATGACCCAAGAAATATTGAAAAGATGAAAGAATTTTTATCTAGTGAATATGAAGATAAACCGGTAAGAACATATTTAACTAAAGGAGGAGAAAAACTAGAAGTTTAATTTAAACCGGTTATATAATAAGAATATTTTAAAAATAATTTAAAGTAAATAGAAAAAAAAATAAATAGAAATATTTATAATAAAAAATAAAACAAATTAAAAACAATAACTATGGCTGATTTATTAATGAAAATGCCCATTCAGTATGAACCTAAAAGATCGAATAGGTTTATATTTACGTTTCATACTTCTTTGGGTATTAACTCTTGGTATGTTCAAGAGGCGTCAAGACCAAGTATCGAGATTGCAAAAAAAGAAATTAAATTTTTAAATACCGAAACTTATGTTTCAAGTAGTTTTAAGTGGGGTGAGATATCAGTAAAATTACGTGACCCAATCGGACCATCAGCTGCACAGGCGGCTATGGAGTGGGTAAGGTTACATGCTGAATCAGTAACAGGACGTATGGGTTATGCTGCGGGTTACAAAAAAGATTGTGACTTAGAAATGTTAGACCCAACGGGAGTTGCTGTTGAAAAGTGGATACTACAAGGATGTTTAATAACAAGTGCTAACTTTGGTAGCGTTAACTATACTAACGATGACATCATGACGGTAGATCTTAAATTACAACCTGATAGATGTATTTTAGTTTACTAAACTTTTAATCATATTTTTTTTATTAAACCCATCTTTATAGGTGGGTTTTTTATTTACATACAATATGTTTAGATTATTTTTAAAATAAAAACTATGGATCAATCAATAGAATACGGACAACAAAATTTTAATTTGCCACACGACGTTATTAAATTACCGTCAAAAGGTATTTTTTATACACCAAAAAAAGAAACGCTTAAAGTTGGTTATTTAACTGCAAATGATGAAAATATATTAATGTCTCAAAATAATAGAGACGGTATCGTTAAAACCCTATTAAGACAAAAAATATATGAACCGGGATTTAATATTGACCAATTAATCGATTGTGACGTTCAGGCGATCTTAATATTTTTAAGAAATACCGCGTTTGGATACGATTATAATTTTTTATTAACTGATCCTAAAACTGGTAGTAATTTTGAAGCGACGGTTTTATTAGATGAAATTGATTATATTAACCCAAAAAACTTGCCTAATGAAAATGGGTACTTTTCGTATACATTACCAAAAACAGGTAAAAACGTATTAGTAAGATTATTATCTATTGGAGACCAAAATATATTAGACAAAATTACTAGTAGTTACCCACAAGGAATGGTTGCCCCTATTGTTACTAAAAAATTAGAATCACACATAGTAGAAATGGATGGTGTAACCGATAAAGGTCAAATATCACAATTCATTAATCAGATGCCAATTGCTGACTCAAAAAGTTTAAGAAAATTTATCACAGAATGTGAACCAAAATTAAATCTCGAAAGAAAAGTAATGGCCCCGTCAGGAGAATTGGTAACAGTGAATGTTGCCTTTGGGGTCGAATTTTTTCGCCCTTTCTTCTAACTACCAAAAAGCTCTTCTTGACGAATCATACTATTTGGTGAAACACGCAAATTTCACATACTATGATGTTAAAAATATGCCAACATTTGAAAGAAAATTCTTTATTGATAAGTTATTTAAAGAATTTGAAAAAAGAAATCAATAACTATTTATAAATAAAAAATTATGTTTTTAATAGAAACAGACCAATTTGCTCCGGATTCCACCGGAGGGCCTAAAATGGCTGGAATTTCGTTTGGTAAAAGTGTCGAAGAAGCGATTGCTGCCGCGTTAGAACCGGCAAGAATAGAAAAGTTTTTTTTAACTTTAGAAAAAGATGCGCTTAATTTAAATACCAAAGTTGCTAACGGACTAGAAGCGAATTTAAAATCTATCCAATCAACAATTTATAATGTCTATAAAGATGGTTTAGATTACGGGTTTGCATATGGTGACGCTAAAGATTATATTGAGGCTATTGCAACCGCATCACAAAAAATGGTTAACATTACGACAGAAAATGTTAAAGGGGCTGTAATGTTATCTAAAGCCATGGGAATTGGTGCTAAAGAAGTTGGTGTTATGTACGCATCTATGATGCAGATGGGTATGGGTCAAGAAAAAACAAGACAAATTTTAGAAAAAACATTTAAAGAAGCTAGGGCCTATGGTGTGGACGCCAGTAAACTAACACAAACGGTTTCTGAAAATATTTTTAAGGCGCAGGCGTACGGATTTAAAGGTGGAGTTGATGGATTGAGAGAAATGGCTATCCAAGCACAAAGAGTGGGTGTAGGTATGGAATTAGCAGCTAAGGCTGCGGATAAAGCTTTTGATCCTGAAGGGGCTATTGAAATGGCGTCATCTTTGCAGATGCTCGGAGGAAATATGGGGGGTCTAACTGATGTTCATAGTTTAATGTATATGGCTCAAAGCGATATGGGGGCATTACAAGACACTATAATTAAAACTAGTGCATCTATGGTTGATTTTAATTCTACAACAGGAGAATTTAAAATATCTCCTGAGATGAGAAGAAACATGACGGATTATGCTAAAGCCATGAATTTATCATATGATGAAGTAGCAAAAGGGGCTATAAAGGCTAGAAAAGAACAGGAAGTAATGTCAAGAATACCTCTAAGTGCCGGTTTTTCTGAAGCCGACAAATCTTTTATATCTGCTATGGGTGAATTAGGTAAAAATAAAGACACGGGTAAAGTTACTATTGAATTAACAGACCCAAAAACAGGGCAACTTATAGATGCAACACAATTAAGTTCTACTGAATTAAAAACACTAAAAGAAAAATACGACGAGGCCAATAAACCAATCGAAAAAGTTGCTCAAGAGCAATTGGCGGTTTCAGATAAAATGGCTAAAACATTAGAAGAAATAAAAAACGCCGGTATTTTTGGTACAGGATTAGGTACTGGAATGAAAATACCTGAAACAATAAATTCGACTTTATTAGAACTTACAAAAAACACTTCTGAAAGTGTTGCTGCTTCAATAAAGACTTTTAGTCTTGGAGAAGCCCTTGTGACCACATATACCACGACATTACAAACATTAACTTCGGTTATTGAAACATCATTTAAAGGATTAAATACTGCAATTTATAATGCTAAATTGGATATGATTGAAGCTGCTAAAGAAACAAAAGAAACCAAAAAAACTGAAGAAAAGGGATCTACCTCGCCACCACCACCAACCCCAACACCTACACCAACACCTACACCATATATCCCCAGCTTTATTAATATGGACCAAAGTAGTAATATGAATAAAACGTTGAATTCGACAGACCTTAACATACAAAAGGGCGTATTAAGTTCAAGTGTTGAAAAACTTATCCCACTACCGATGAAAGAATTATCAAAATCAGAACCAATCGAAAGGTATGTTGAAAATAAAATAATTAATGAGGTAAATATTGGTGGTAAAACAGAATTAGAAATAACTTTAAAAACTCCTGATAATAATTCAGAAAAAATATTATCTCTTTTATTGAACAATCCTGAATTGAAAGAGACTGTAATGGCCACAATAAATGAAAGATTGAGTAAAGAATATTCTGACAAATTAATTAATGTATTACCTGGTTAATAAAAAACATAAAAATATCTATTTATTATAAAAACAATAAATGGAAAGTCCGTTATCATTTAATTCTAGTGAAAATTTTAGAAAAAAATTACTTGTAAGAAATTTAAAACCTTACAGAGTAGATAATAGTTTTGTTAGTGGAGAAAAAATAGATACAAGAGAAATCACATTAGTTGATTATTCTGTTTTTGATAGCCCACCTGTTGAAAAAATAGGTGATGAACAAGAAAAAAAATTATATCCGTTAAATAAATACGGACCAACCAACACCAATTCAACTTACGGTAACACAATTGTAATTAATAAAAACTTAAATACCGAATCTAACCAAGGAATTTATAGTGTTAATAGCACCACAAATTCAAAATTATACCAAGTTGGAAACACACAAGAAGGTTTATTATATGTACAAAATCTTTATGGGCCAACACAATATGAATCAACTTATGGAAATACCGTTAATATAAATTTAAATCAACAAATAAACACAAATTTAGGTGATTACGGTTACCCAAACAGTGTTGATAGTAAATTGGAACAAATTGGTAACCAAAAAGAAATTGATCTAATTATAAAAAATACTTACAGACCTGAAAACGGATCAAATGGTTTTGGATCGACTGTTTGGTTTATTAATAACGATTTAACCTCAATCCCACAAAATGGAGGCGAATACGATATTACCGATACCGAAGGATCTATATTAGAACAAGTAGGAAACCAACAGGAAATATTTTTAAAGGTTAGAAATGTTTACAAACCGGGAGGAGATGATTTTGGATCACCGGCTTATTGGATTAATAACGATCAAGTAATAACAACAATTGGTTCTGGACTATATAGTAAAACCGATACTATTGGAAGTTATTTAGAACAAACAGGGGACCAACAAGAAATCGCTTTAAGAGTAAAAAATAAATACACACCGAATATCGCAAATGGTTACGGAGACACTAGATGGTCAATTAATAATGATTTAATTTTAGGGTCTAATGAAGGGGAATACACCGTTTCAAATACTGATGGAGATAAGTTAGAAACCGATGGAGTTAATTACAGAAATATATTATTTCCTATTAATCAATATGGTCCCGAAGGACAACAAAGTCAAAGCGTGGTTAACCCTAACGTAAACTTACAAACATTTTCAAATGAAGGTAACTATGATTATAATGATACACTTGGTAGTCCTTTAGAGGTATTTGCTGAAAACCATTTAAATTTTCAAATAAATCAATACGGACCGCAAGGACCGGTAACAAACGCGAGTGATTCTAACGTTAATTTTAATACAGCACCATTTGAAGGTGAATATGGGTATCCTGATTCAGTTAACAGTCCTTTAGAAGTGAATGCGACAATTGAAGCAAATGATGCCTATGTAATTAATAGGTATGTGCCAAATAATGGATCATATGAACCACAAACTATAGATGATTTACAAATACAAACAACAGGTCAACAATATTACAATTCTTCACAATCGTTTTCATTCTTACCTTCAGAATACTTATTGGCAACATTATTATTGTCTTCAGATTCTTTAGGATCTAACGGACTATTATCTCAAGACTCGGCGTTGGCGAATATTGCTGCTAAAGAACTTAGAAAAGAATTTAGATATAGAGTAGCCGCTGAATTACTATCGGAAACAGTTGGTAGAATAAACGCATTAGATTCAAATATTAATCCTGATAGTGGTGAAATATCTGTTAAACCTAAATTAGATCCGTTTAATGCTGTGGGAATTGTTTCAGGTAATATACCATTATTAGCAAGAAATTTTCAAATTACAGACTCAAA